GCATTTGCCCTTATAGGTTTCATGCTTCGCCAGTTTGAACTGGCACGTCTCATCGGTATCCGTCCCTACAATGCGATTGCTTTTTCAGGTCCTATTGCCGTATTCGTTAGCGTATTTCTCATCTACCCACTTGGACAGTCATCTTGGTTCTTTGCACCGTCGTTTGGCGTGGCAGCGATATTCAGATTCTTACTATTCCTTCAAGGCTTCCATAACTGGACGCTCAACCCCTTTCACATGATGGGAGTTGCTGGTATACTTGGAGGAGCACTTCTGTCTGCTATTCATGGTGTGACAGTGGAGAACACTCTGTATCAAGATGGTGAACAAGCAAATACTTTCAAAGCATTTGACTCAACTCAGGAAGAAGAAACCTAC